GCACTAAAGGCAGAGGCAGAAATAGGGGAACGATACAAGATCTTAAGACTATATCTAAGTCGATAGATCAGAATATATTGAATACATATATAAACAATGTCATTAAATGAGTCAATTAGCAGCTAAAATCACAGCAGACTCTAGCAGCTATCGCAAGGCTATTGAGGATGCAAATAATGTGCTAAAAGCATTTACTAAGGAGGAGTCCTTGGCAGCGGATTCTCTACGCAAGGTGTATGATGTTACGCAAGACCAGGTTGATGCGTACAAAAAAGTTACGGTTGCGATGGAGAAAACGACGGCTGGCACTAAAAACATAAGACAGACATCCTCGGCATTAAGAAGTGACATCGAGAAATTAAAGATACAATGGGAAAATCTCAGCGACACCGCTAAAAAGAGTAAGTTCGGACAAGCGATGGCTAATTCTATCCGCACTGCAGAAGATCGTCTAAGATCAATGCAGATGCAGATGAATACAGCCAAAACAGCCACCACATCGGCATCTACAGCGATGAGTGGAATGGTTGGCATTGTCGGTAAATTAGCCCCTGCTATAGGTGCTGGTTCTGCAGCGATTAAGGTCATGAAAGATGCTTTTTTCAATAGCGAAAAAAATATTGATGATTGGGGTCGCACTGTGAATGTCGCAAAAGGTACTTATCAAGTTTTCCTTGACACGCTTAACAAGGGAGACTGGTCTGGCTTTTTTTCTAAAGTCAAAATGGCAAAAAAAGAAATGTCAGAGATCTACGATCTTAACGACACGTTTGGCTCGATGCAACAAAATAACAGCAATAAAATTGCTAGCATAAAACTTAAGATATCCAAATTGCGTGCTGATCTCGCATATGACAAAGATAATGAATCTTTGAAGCAGCAACTTTTGGAAGCACAGCGAGAATTGGAAAGTACTTTTGTCGATATGTATAAGACTGTGTATGAGGCTGGACTTAAAGAAATCAAAGCATCGATGGGGACAGAAGCGAGCGAGACCATGCGAGAGATTCTTGCTGATGATCTGATTAAGAACGGCCAAAAGGCAATGGATAAAGCCCAGAAACGTCTTGAATATTTAAACCAGAAGTCTGGTGTAAAAGGTACATTTACTGTCGAGGACGAATCGGGGAATCTTCTCCAGATGGACTATGAAAAAAAAATATGGGAGACAGAAAAAGGGCTTGCGGATGAGCGTCTTGCAATTTTAGGGTTGTTGAATAAAGAATCTAATGAATTGCGAAAACAAGGCCAAAAGCATATAGATGAGGCTTATGCCTTGCAGACGCAACTGGAGCAATTGCGTCGTGAACTGGCTGAGCAATTAAGGGAAAAGCCTAAGCCAGCTGCTGAGCCTGTAGAAATTGATTATATGAAAGACCGTCAGATGCTTCTTGATGTTCCTGAAGGAAGCAAACCTTCTAACAAGATAGACAGATCTTCTATTGACAGTTATTTGTATGAGAAACAATATAAAGCAAGGGTAGATGCCGCACGCAAAGCCAAAAAAGAAGAAGATAGAATCTTTTTGGAGCAAGCACCTAAGAAGGTAGTCGGAGATATTAAGGATATAACATCGACTTCGTCGGCATTGTATGATTCTTTGTCAAGTTTAGATGAAATAGACAATCCGTTTAAGTTTTTTGACAGGCTAGCCGGAATTGCACAAAATGTTCTTAACGTGATTGACACGATTAAGGGGTTGGGGCAAACGATGAAAGCCCTTAGTGCGATCTCCAGCATGACAACAGCACAGGAAGTGGCGGATTCAGCTGCTAAGGCTACAGCCAGCGGAACAGAAGCGGCGGCAGACACCACAGCGGCCACGGCAAAAACGTTCAAGGCTCATGCAGCTATCCCATACGTAGGAGCAGCAATTGCTGGTGTTATGGTAGGAACAATGATAAGTATGATTGCAAGCTCTAAAAATCGAGTTCCTAAGTTTAACAGAGGAGGCATCATAACAGGGCCAACTATGGGTTTGATGGGTGAGTATTCTGGAAGTTCTACTAATCCTGAAGTAGTCGCACCATTAGACCGCCTTAAAGTATTGCTATCCGGATCAGAAAACAGCCAATCCGGCAAAGTTCGTTTTGTTATTGAGGGAAGAACATTAGTCGGAATTATAGAGAAAGAAAGAAACTTATCAAGCAGACGATGAAACATCTACGTTATCAAGGGGAATTTTTATCGGTCAATGGAGTTGTCACAAGGGTCGAATTGTGGCAAGAGAGCGATGTGGCTTATGAAGTGCAAGAGTTGGAGTTCCCTGCAGAAGCTCCGTTAATAATCGAATGGGGCGAACATCAAAAATATGATGTTTTGGCAGGGTCTTCTGCTACACTTAAAATTATTAGTCCAGGCGATCGTTCGTATTTAGACCTGTATACGGTTAAGTATGGGGAAATCCGAATGGATGTATATAGAGACAGCCAGATATATTGGAGAGGCTGCATTGACACAGAGTTATATGAAGAGCCGTATGAAAAATATAATAATTATGATGTTACTCTTACATTTTCCGATTTTAACGAGTTGAATCGTATCCCTTTTGATATGCCTGTGGGCTTCACAAGCATAAGCGATATTTTAGTTGCGGCATTTGAGAAAACACAATGTGTTAATTCAGATTCTCTATATATAGAGACCGCAGATGTTGGAACAACATATAACTTAGGTCTTAAAATATTATCGACTGCATATTTACGGACGGACAACTTCTATAAGGAAGATGGAGAAGCTGAGACTTGGGCAAATGTGGTTGAAGGGATACTTCAGCCATTAGCGGTTCATGTTACACAATATAGAGGTAGGACTTATTATTATGACTATCATACATTAATTAATCTTGAAGTTCCGACAGAATCAATATTGTATGCGATTCCTTATCATCGCAAGATAGAGTGGAGTTCTACGCAGCAAAATCTAAGTATTGATAAAACTTATAATAACATTAAGATTACTTTTTCGCCTTATGCTCAAGCGGCAAATGTGCTTCCAACGGAATGCTGGAGCGATAGCATAGAGACAAACAGAGAAGATACAGGTATTAATAATTTGGAGGGTCGTAATATAGGTGAAGCAACAATATGGACTTATCCTTTACGTGACGAAAGCCCGCAATTTAAAACTCCTGGTTTCACTTTGTGGACGTCTTCTAAATGCAGAAATATTACATTGTCCGGTGGGCGAAAAGTTTTTAAGATTGTTCCGCAATATGATGGCAACGATTGTCAAGGTGTTGTTGCGTGTTGGAATGCTTTCCAGAAGTATAGTAAGCCAGTTGGAAACCAAATTGCATACAATTTTGATTGTGTAGAATACGGTTGGAATCCAATCGACAGATGGGATTATATCCCGGATATGGTATTGTTTGAAACGTCTCATGTCCTTTTGCCTCCACAATCTACAGATACTCCAATGCAATTGCGGTTGTCGATGGAAGTCTTGGTTGATTGCAGAATCAACCCTTTCGAGGATCCGTTTGGTTACAAGATCGGTGGTGACTCTAATTGCAAAGCTGGTATGGATAGGTTTAATGCTCGTGCACAATTCCTATATATTCCCGTTAAAATTCATTATAAACCTTTTAATTCGGATGTAGAATATGTGTATGACAACACTCGTATTATAGAGCATGGATCAGACATAACCAGTTATGAACGGACTATGCAAGGCGAATGGGTTGTTGATGATGGTGGGGCATTCTGTTGGCTGGCTTACTATATTGCAGAAGCGGAAGAGCGACAAAAGGGGACTGCATTGTGCAAATGGGTTAAAAATAGACAGACTATCGATGTGCATGGGTTGAGGCTTGACACAATGTTAATGAACATAGAAGATGGCCAATATATCCCTTATATAGATCTGGCACTGAACAGAGGTGGTGAAGTCTGGATTGAAGTGATGGGTAGAGGCTGGAGGGTTGCAAGATATGACGCAACAATGGGTAGCGACGATCACAATAAATTCACTGACTTGGTGATGAACAATCTCACTTTCGCTCTGTGCAAACTGCCTGAATTAGAGTTGCTGAATCAGAATCTTTTTGATCAGGAATTAGCAAACAACGATGTTGTGTACAATGCACAGGTAAATGCCGACGCTAAAGAAGAGCTTAGCATAAATACAATATGTGGCACATACGTTGCCGGAGTTCCGTCTGCACGTGGCACTTATTACACTGAATTAGGGATGCAAATTCTTAAGATGTGGCGTGCTGGACGGTTGGCGGCTGCAGAAGAATTGTTATGTGGAACGCTATATTCTCAATACGCAGAAAGACATATATGTCTGACTGGAGAATGTGAGCTAAAGGGGGTGCGTGCATTGTCATTCGTAGAACAGAACCAGGATGGAAAAAAGTTTATTTGTGTCAGTGAAAGCCAGAATCTGATTGCGGACACGATGGACGCAAAATTTATAGAATATTCACCAGACGAATACGATAAAAAATAAAATATGTCAAAAACATTCAGCCTAAGAAGTATGTTAGTCCCTTCTAAGGGACGCTCTGAAACATTGCGTAATGGCGGTGTGGTAATAGGTGGTGTGACTAGTATAGGCACATCACAAGAGAATGCATCGACTGTTATCGACAAGATCAACAATACGACTGTCGTTTTGAATGGGGATTATAGCAAAATACAACGTATTTCTATAACAAACTTGCTAAATCTTACACAGGATGAAATCGGAGCGAATGATTTGTATATCGTATATGCTAGCGGTAGCGATGAAAGTGGCTGGAGTGAGGAATCTTTTATATATGAAGAAGAAACTTGTCCTGCAGCTTCATTTTTCCAGTGGATAAATGGGAAATGGGAGCATATCACAGATGAGATTGACTTGTCAAAGACGTTGAAATATGATTCCTTGCCTAAAGAGACATATATGATAATGTCATTAAATGGACAAACATCGTTCCCAAATATTTATGGCAGGAATCGTGCTGGGCTTCCTATTGCTGTGCTTGGTAAATATCAGCTTGATGAAAAAGGGGTATATAAACCAATATTTGAGACGACAGGCACACCAAGTGGCGGCACAAGTTCTAATTATACCTGGACGATAACCGTTCCATATGCACGCTATTACATTCAGGGAGGAAACCCTATATATGAAGGTGGACTTCTTAGTGCGTCAGACTATAAACGCTTGATTGAAAATACTGGTGTTAACATTGACACTGTTGTTCCTGAAAATCCAAGCGATACGCATGTGCCATCGACTAAACTTATGGCCGATAACTTTAAGATTGTAAATTTGTGGCTAAACAGTTTGTCGGACATGAAAGCGAGTAAAACAGATTTAAGCAACTACTTTGATAAAACTTACATATTAGCCAATTATTACGACAAAAATTCTGTTGATAATGCTTTGTCTGAAGTACAAAAAAAGGATACGCTTGCAAGTGATGTTGAGGCTCTCGGCTTCACGAAAAACGCTGGTACAATAACTGGCGTTAATCTGAATGGAGAGAATGTTGGCAGGTCGGGAGTCGTAGACATTAAAGCGATGCCACTTGGAGGATATTATTCAGCATCTAACAATGGAACTACGCAACCAGGCAAATGGTGCGAAATAGCATTTTGTTATATAAACCCTAACAGCGTGATTTCTAAAACCCAAATTTTCAGTGTGACACGACCTACTGGACTATATGATAAGATGCAAGGTTTAATTAATGTTAGTATCAGAGTCTCATATGGCACAGTGTCGCATTTGTATTTGTTTACTGATAACATATACTTGAAAAATCATTTTAAGGTGGTATATGACAAAAGTAAAGATAGATGCTCTTTATATGTTACAGCTAATGAGGCGTGGGAAACATGGAGGCTGACTGCTATAAGTTACCCTGTTCAATTTAGTCAGGGATTAGCACAGATTGTTGATGAGCCAATTGATCCCACTGGAGGCATGTTGGTTGATGCACAATGTTATAACGTTGAGACTTATAATAAAACAGACATAGGCCCAATTTATTATGAAGATGTGGCTAATAGGGAAAAAGCTGTGAATGTTAATGCAATAGCATTTTGGAATGGAGCGTACAATTATCAAAATTCGTCTAATTTGGCTTATTGCCGTCATGGAGCGTTTGGAACAATTGTGACTAAAAATGTAAATGATTATGAAGCAAAAAAACCATTGTGGGCAGCTTATACTCAAGACTCTGGAGCAGGAAGTTATATAACATTTCTTAGAATGAAAGGAGTCACCGCATACATGGTGGCAAATCGTGAGTATCAGTTTTCGATAAGGCTATTAGGGCGGCATAATAGCTTCGGCGGTGATTGTACAATTCGAGTTAAAGGCACTGTTGCTTCTTCTTCTAGCTTGGGCGATCCACGTATGTGGTATGTTTCGGGAGAAGCAAGCCATCCAGCGATTCGCATGTATAAAATTAGTGACTCTGTGTATGAAATAGCCGTGCTTAAAACTAATAGATACGCATATGCAGATGCCAAGTTAGAGGACTCGTATGCGTCAACAGGATGTGTTACATTGGAGATGATAACCAATGGCACTTCTCACGGAACTTCTGATAATTATCATGTGCAAGCATTACTTTATCAATCAGATTGGAACGAAACAGACCAAAATAGAATAGGTTACATTAAAAATAAACCTGCAGCGGTTACTGAAGAGACTGTATCAGGGTGGGGGTTTGTTAAGAGAAAGTTCGTCTGCAGAACAATCACATATTCCAATGGAGCATATGGTGGTGCAATATTAGATAGCAGAGGTGTGGATAAATGCACTGCATACAATGGACGTTCTCTTAGTGTTACAATTACAGGATTAACCACGCAGCAGGAGTATCAAGATTTTTTGTTGCAAAATACAATTTCAGTATCTTATACTTATTTTGAAGATGGAGTTGCTACAAGGTCGGATGGAATTATCAGTAAAATTAGTGCAGGAACTGCAATTAATATTCAATTGAAACAAGACATGTTGCATCTGACGGATGCACTTGTATACGTAAGTGTTGTTTTTGATAAAATTATTTAATAAATATGGGAAAAAGAATAAGAATCGGAAAAGATATCGCTATTGCTTGGCATATCACATTGCCGGAAGACACTGACGAATTGTTGTCAGATATGGATCTGACTATTGCGATGAAAGACCCCAAGGGGTTGCTGATTGCAATTAAGGATTATGTTGTGAATGGTAATGATGTGTTGATAGGGCTTAAAGGGACTACTTTTGCGTGGCTTGGCAATTACACGCTTACGCTTTGGAAAAACAAAGGCAAAGATGGGCAAACGGTTGTTGATGCCGTTAATGCTTTTACCCTTGTTAACTCGACAGACAAAGAGGCAGATGATAACAGCTCAGGAAGTGGCGTGCTGGAGATTAAAACAGTTGATTTGTATTCTGAACTTACGTTTTTGGTAAATTCGGCAGGTGCTAATGCAGGTCTAACAGAAAAAGTGGCATTATTGGAAAAACGAATAGGAGAGTTGTCGGACAGCAAACAAGATAATATTACATTAGATGACACGCCTCAAGCCAAATCTAAAAATCCTGTCACATCAGAAGGAATCAAAGCTTATATAGATAGTAGTCTTGGCGAAGTCAATCAGATTTTAGAACAATTAATAGGAGAAAACGTATAATGGCAACAATCGCAGAAAATTTGCAGAAATTGATTACTGCAAAAAATAATATCATAGATGCATTAAAAGACAAAGGGATAGAGATGCCAGACAATGCCAATCTTAGCAGTGTCTCATCCCTTATTACATCGTCTTCTATTGCTCCACAGACAGTCGCAACTGACATATCCAAATGCGGTCGGCTTTTGACTAAATTTGCGGTTTTTCAGATATCCATCTTAACTCTCCGTACAACACAACAGATTATCAAAATAACAGAGGCTACCAAAAAGCAACCATTGCGTTTGATATGCTCGCAACTATCAAAGAAGAGTTGGATTTTGTCGCATTTAATGGAGATTGTATAATCGATGAGAGTGGAGATGCCAATGTCTTTGGGGCATTAGCCCCTATATTTGACACGTATAGAGAAAAGCTTGGTAATGTCCCATTGTACATGATTCCAGGCAATCACGACAGAGGGACGACAATAGATGTTTGGCATGAAGTGTCTAAGCCGAATTGGGATGGTGTTACATTCCGAGATTCGGACAAAGTTTGCTTCTATAAAGAAATCAATGGAGACTTGTATGTTTGGTTTGGTTTGTGGGGAAGTTCTTCTTTTAGTTATTCGGAAGGAATGTATAAATGGCTTTTTGATTTGTTAGATGCCAATTCCAACAGACCCCGTATATTTTTATTTACTCATTGGTTTGATGGATCAGTGGATAATTGGGGATGGAGAGCGTTGGCGGGCCAATATTACAATAATGGCTGGTCTTCGGATGAGGCTTCACATCCAACTAGAGGTCAATTCGGCAAAATAAAAAATTATAAAAATGTGATATGGTTTACGGGTCACTCACATACGGACTGGGAGTATGAGAACACATATCCGACAATTAAAGTGCATGCTAATGACACGGCTAAAATGGTTAGTATTCCATCTTTGTACACTAATGGCGAATTGGCAATTGTGTCTGTTTATTCTAATATGGTTGTGATTCAGCCGTACAAGAAAAACGCAGTCATTATGACAGAGAAAGTATATTTTATAGGAAATGCTACAAGCGTAAAAAAAGAAAATGTTGATATTTTAGACTGGGAGACAATTGACAGTAGCCACCCTACATGTCTTAAATTGATATATGAAGTGAATGATATAACCACCCCTACTGCACTAGTTGCGGATGGCTCTCAGTCTGGACAATCTGCATATAATATGAATTATATATCTGACATGTATATTGATGGTGTTCAAGTTACACCAACGGCTACATATCAGTTTGGCAATGCAGGTAAACATATCGTATTGATTCAATTGGCAGAAAATCATTTTCATGGAGGAATGTTTTACAAAGTACATGATTTGTGGTCTGTGTCAGTTCCGGCAAATGTCACAAATTCTGCCGCTTCAGTATTTAAAGGTTGCTCTAAATTAAAATATGCAAGATTTGGCATGACATTGTCAAATAAACTTGAAAACAATTTTGTCGACAATGTAGTCAAATTGGAAGTCGTTAAGTTTGGTGCGGGAGTGCCTGGCCTTAATGGTGCTAACATTCTAGCGAATGTTCCAGCATTGACAGACATATACATAGAAGGAAATACTTTTGATGTGACAGATGCGATTGGATCAACGGACATAAGCGACACTTATATTGTGCATGTCAATAGTGGCATTGATCAAAACTCTATTATTTCTAAATTTCCTAACGCAACTTTTGTCGTAGATTTGTAAAAAAAAGATAGTGAATTTTATTGAAAAATGTTGCACAATTCAATATAATTCACTATCTTTGTAATGTAATCAAAAGAGATGATTACCGAGAGGCAACGTACCTCAATTGTATAACGGATAAAACCTAACTGAAATGAAAATCCAAGAAGTTTCAGTGAAGTTTACAATCTTCGGACTAGAAGTGACTATCAAAGTCAAATCTTTGAAGAAGAAGTAAAATTCAGAGGTTGGGAAGTTGGAGCTTCCCTTCCTCCTTAGGTTTTATGACACAAAAATAATCAATATGAAAACACCAACAAAACAAAAAGGAGGAAAAAGAGAGGGTGCGGGACGCAAAAAGACAACAGAGAAAAGGATAATGTTTGGCGCGTCATCTGAAGTCCTTGGAATTTTAGAAGGAATAGAGGGCAATAAAAGTGAGTTTATCAACAAAGCGATATTGGCATATTCGAATAACAAATGATTTGTCATGAGTAAATAAAAAATTAAATTGATAACAAGACGTAGAGTTATGTTCTACGTCTTTTTTTTATACATTTGTAAAAACGGACTGAAAAATTTTTTAATTATGTTGGAATACATTACTACAGGAAACTGGGATGCATTAGTGTCAGATTGCATTGTGCGAATTATGATAATATTATTGAGCTGGGCATGTGCTGTTGCATCATCATTTATTGATTTGTGGAGTGGGGTGGATACGGCTAAAGCATTAGGGGAATCAATACAAAGTGACGGGTTAAGACGGACGGTGGTCAAGATTGGTGATTATATGCGAGTCATGTTGTTTTTGCTGATGTTTGATTTGCTTGGCGCTTTTTTAAGTTTTTATGTTATGCCGTTTGCGACAATGTTAGGAGCGTTGTCAATTATACTAATAGAAGGAAAGTCAGTAATCGAGAATTCACGACGCAAAAAAAGTAATTCTGCTAACATCCCAGATGTTATGCGGCAAATCGTCAATGCAAAAAATATTAGGGAAAGTAAAGAAGTATATGAGGCAATTTTGAAAGAACTTAATAACACTAAAGCGAATGAGAACAATTAACCGAATTATTATCCATTGCAGTGATACTAGGCAGGGGCAAATAGTAGATGCTAAGGTTATAGACAGATGGCATCGAGAAAAAGGATACCGTAAAATAGGATATCATTATGTTGTTCTGGAAGACGGCACTATTGAGAAAGGAAGGGATGAGGCTGAAGTTGGTGCGCATTGTCTTAGATATAACAATGGATCGATTGGAATTTGTTATTGTGGCGGCAAAGGTGCGGACGGCAGACCAGCGGACACAAGGACACAAGCGCAAAAAAAAGCCCTGATATTTTTAGTGCAAGATTTGTGTGCAAGATATAAGATCGCAGATATTGCAGGACATTGTGAATTTGCGAACAAGGCATGTCCTTGTTTTGATGTTAAAAAAGAATTTAAGTTATGAAACATGACGAAAAAAAAGCATCGTGCCTT